CTGGCCACCACCGGCAAGGCCAACTTCCGAGAGTTCGCGGCGGCCCTGCTGGAGGACACGGCGCGGCTGATCATCCAGCAGCTGGTGCTGAAGACAATCCTGTCCGCCATTGGTGGAGGTGGGGCCAACTTCAACCAGATCCCCGGCTTCAACCCAGGCACGGGTGATCTGCTGAGTCCCAGCGGATTCAACCCCAATGTCTTCACGATGCCTGCGCTCTCCCCAGGGCTGGCACTCCCCAGCGCCAAGGGCAACGTCTTCGCCCGCAATGGCATCGTCCCCTTCGCCAATGGCGGCATCATCAACCGTCCCACCCTGTTCCCCTTCGCCCGTGGCGGCACCTTCGGCACCGGCGTCATGGGTGAAGCTGGCCCTGAAGCGATCCTTCCCCTGAAGCGTGGCCGTGATGGCCGGCTCGGTGTTGCCGGCGGGGGTGGCGGTGACATCAACATCTCCGTCCAGGTGGATGCCGGTGGCACCAACGCAGAAGGCAATGCCGACACCGGCCGCCAGCTGGCCAACGTTGTCGCCAATGCAGTGAAGACCGAGATGATCCGCCAGAAGCGTCCTGGTGGCATCCTGTCCAAGTAACCAGCCATGGCCACCTTCACCTACACCCCATCGTTTGAAGCGACCGAGGCAAGCAAGCCTCGCGCCAAGAAGTTTCAAGCGGGTGATGGCTACGAACAGCGGATCCGGTTTGGCCTGAACACCGACCCCAAGGAGTGGCAGCTGGTATTCAAAGAACGCACCGACACCGAACGGGACAACATCCTCGCCTTCCTCGAGGCCCGTGCTGGGGTGGAGAGCTTTGACTGGACACCACCTCGAGGTACGGCGGGCAAGTTTGTCTGTGAGGATTGGCAGGTCACTTTGCGATCCTGCAACTTCAACACGATCAGCGCAACATTCCGTCAAGTGTTTGAGGCGTAATGGCAGTTCCCTATTCAGAGCTCCAGAAGCCAGCACCCAGCAGCGTCATTGAGCTATTCCAGCTGACGCTGAATGCTGCGCAGCATGGCGTCGACATCACCTATAACTTCCACGCGGGCACCAGTCTGGTGGCCAATGGTGATCTGGTCTTCAATGGCGTCACCTTCACGCAGTATCCCGTGGAGGTGGATGGCTTTGAGTATTCCGGCAATGGTGAACTGCCACGGCCAAAGATCAGGGTGAGCAACATCCTGGGCACGATGACCGCCTTGATCCTGACGGTGCCGCGGGGGCTGGAGGGCGCCAAGCTGCAGCGGCTCAGGACAATGGCGCGCTACATCGATGGGGTGAACTTCCCCGGTGGTACCAACCCATTGGGCACGCCAGACCCTACGGCTGAATTCCCGCGAGAGATCTACTACGTCGACCGCAAGACGGTGGAGAACCGTGAGGTGGTTGAGTACGAGCTGGCCGCTGCATTCGACCTTGCTGGGGTCAGGGCACCGAAGCGGCAGTGCATCGCCAACCTCTGCTCATGGGTGTACAAGTCCGCAGAATGCGGATACACCGGTGCCCTGCCGACGTGTGACAAGACCTTTGCAGCTTGCCTGCAGCATTTCGGTGGTGGCGTTGACCTGCCGTATGGCGGATTCCCTGGCGTTGGAGCCTATACGCAATGAGCTGGCGTGATGCTGCCCTCGAGCATGCGGTGGAGGCTTCACCAGAGGAAGCCTGCGGCCTGGTGGTGGTGGTCAAAGGTCGTGAGCAGTATCACCGCTGCCGCAATCTGGCGACCAACCCTCACGACCAGTTCATCCTCAACCCCGATGACTGGGCTGCTGCGGAAGATGCCGGTGAGGTCATGGCTGTGGTCCACAGCCATCCATTCACCCCACCGGCACCATCACAGCCCGATCAGGTGGCGTGTGAACGCAGCGGCCTGCCCTGGTACATCGTCAACCCCACCACCGGGGAATGGGGCGGCTGTGAACCGTGCGGCTATAAGGCGCCACTGATCGGGCGATCGTGGGCCTGGGGCGTGACCGATTGCTGGACGCTGGTGCGGGACTGGTATCAGGAGCATGGACTGGAGCTGCCAGACTGGGAGAGACCGCTGACCCCAGAAGAGTTTGAAGCGGCACCGATGTTTGAAGACTGCTGGAAGAAGGCAGGCTTCAGGTTGCTGCTCTCTGATGAAATGATGCAACCCGGTGATGCTGTTTTGCTGAACATTGGCGGGATCAGCTTGTCACTCAATCACGTCGGAGTGTATGTCGGTGATCAGATGCTGCTGCATCATATCCGTGGCAGGTTGAGCAGTCGTGATCTGTATGGCGGCTGGCTGCAGAAGTGTACGGGGTTGGTATTGCGTCATTACAATGCAGATAAGCTAAAGCTAGGATCATGCTGACCAAGATCCGAGTCTATGGTCGGCTGGCAAAGTTCTTGGGCCAGCGATCGTATGAAGCTGCCGTCTCCAGTGCAGCCGAAGCGGTGCGTTTCCTGCTGGCCAACTTCCCGCATCTGGAACCTGAGCTTGCCAAAGGTCACTATCGCGTCACGGTTGGTACCTACGACCTGAGTGAGCATGAGCTCCATGATCCCTGCGGTCAGCAGGAGATCAAGATCATCCCGGTGGTGGTGGGTGCTGGTGTTTTCGGCCGGATCGTGGCTGGCGTTGCCCTGATTGCGTTGTCCTTCATCCCGGGTGTTGGTGCATTGGCTGCTCCATTGCTGTTTGGCATTGGATCTTCCTTGGTGCTTGGCGGTGTGGCCCAGCTGCTGACCCCAGTGCCGAAGCTGATCCAGCCTGGCAACTCAGGCAATGACACCGAGAAGGATCCACGCAAGAGCTACAGCTTCTCTGGCATTCAGAACGTCAGCCGGCAGGGTGTACCGGTGCCGATCGTCTACGGCGAGACCATCGTCGGATCGGTCACAATCTCGGCCGGTATCGACACCATCCGGGTGACGGGATGACCAATCCAATATCTGGTGCTGGTGGGTTTGGTGGGTTTATTACATCAACTGCCAATCGTACTGTTGGTCGTCAAGCTCCTGCCACCGCAAAGACTGATCCAGATACTCTCGACTCGTCGCAGTACGCCACGATCCTGGACCTACTGAGCGAGGGAGAGATTGAGGGCCTTGTTGGTGGTGCCAAGGGGATCTACCTCGACAACACCCCACTGCAGAACCCTGATGGCAGTCTGAACTTCACCAACGTGCAGGCGGATGCACGCAACGGCACGCAGAACCAGACGTTCATACCTATTGCCAGTGACATCAGCAACGAGATCCCGGTTGGTGTGGTCGTGCTGGAGAATACGCCGATCGTGCGTACCATCACCGATCCAACCGTTGGTGCTGTTCGTATCACCCTCTCGTTCCCGCGGCTGGAGCAGTATCAAGCAGATGGTGACATCCGTGGCGTAAGTGTCCGCCTGCGGTTGTCGGTGCAATACAACGGTGGAGGCTATGTCACGGTCATTGAAGACACGGTGAGAGGTCGCACTGCTGATCTCTATCAGCGGGATTACCGGATCACCTTCACATCAAACGTGAAGCCGGTCGACATCAAGGTGCAGCGGCTGAGTGAAGACAGTGCCAGCCCGCAATACGTTGATGCCTTCCAGTGGACCAGCTACACAGAGCTGACCTATGGCCGGCTGTCGTATCCGAACAGTGCCCTGGTGGCGCTGCGGATCAATGCGGAGCAGTTCAGCAACATCCCATCCCGGTCGTACCGGATCCGTGGCATCAAGGTGAAGGTGCCGACCAGCGTGGCGTATGTCGACCAGACCAATGGTCGGCTGGTGTATAGCGGTGGCCCATGGAACGGATTGTTCACTGCTGCTGCATGGACCACGGACCCAGCTTGGATTCTGTACGACCTGCTGATCAGCAAGCGGTACGGCTTCGGCGATCACATCAGCGAAGCGCAGCTCGACAAGTGGGCGTTCCTCGCAGCTAGCCAATATTGCGCCGAACTGGTGCCTGATGGCTTCGGTGGTGTTGAGCCACGCTTCACCTGCAACGTGGCGATCCAGACCGCAGAGGACGCTTACAAGCTGATCTCTGATATGTGCTCGGTGTTCCGTGCCATGCCCTTCTGGAGCGGTGGTGCGGTCACCATCAGCCAAGATCGCCCGGTCGATAGCTCATACCTGTTCACCCTGGCGAACGTGGGGGAGGACGGCTTCACCTATCAGGGCAGTTCGCTGAAGCAACGGCCGACTGTTGCCGTGGTCTCCTACCTGGACCTTGAGAGCCGGGACATTGCCTATGAGGCCGTGGAGGACCAGGCCGCCATCGCTCGCTATGGGGTGGTGACGACCGAGATCTCCGCATTCGCCTGCACCTCCCGCGGGCAGGCGCATCGCATCGGCGAGTGGCTGCTGTACTCCGAGCAGTACGAAGGCGAGATCGTCACGTTCACCACCTCGCTGGATGCTGGCGTGATGGTGCGCCCCGGGCAGATCATCGAGATCGCCGACCCTGTACGTGCCGGCACCCGTCGTGGTGGTCGCATCGTGGCGGCCACCACCACCACGATCACGCTGGATGACATAACCAGCATCAGTGCGCTGACCAGCGGCACCATCTCGGTCATCACCCCCAGCGGTGGCGTCCAGAGCCGCACCTATGTCAGCCGTAGCGGCAGCATCGTCACCGTCACACCAGCCTTCAGCGTGGCGCCCAACGTCAACAGCGTCTGGGTGTGGCAGACCAATGACGTGCAGACCTCCACCTGGCGGGTGCTGGGCGTACAGGAGCAGGAGCAGTCGCAGTACACAATCAGCGCACTGTCGTACAACGTCAGCAAGTACAACTACGTCGAGCGTGGCGTGCCGCTCCAGGCCCGGGACATCACCAACCTGAATATCGTCCCGCCACCTCCTGCGGCACTGTCGGCATCGGAGACGTTGTATGAATCCAACGGTCGCGCCGAAAGCAAGATCGTCGTGAGCTGGCGTTCAGTGTCGGGAGTGTTGAACTACCGCTTGCGGTATCGCTTCGGCAATGATAACTGGGTCACGGTTGATTCCAGAGCAGCCGTCGACTACGAGATCACCAATAGCCAGCCTGGGGCATATTTAATTGAGGTCTACTCTCTCAGCCCCGCCAATATCCCATCACGTACTGCAGCGCAGCTCACGGTCAATACCTACGGCAAGACGGCACTGCCAGCCAATATCACTGGGCTGAACCTGGTGCCGATTGATTCGGCCAGCGCCATCTTGTCTTGGGATCGTTCTACTGATCTTGACGTGATACTGGGCGGCAAGATTTTGATTCGACATAACACCCTATTAGTTGATGCGACATGGGAGGAGAGTGCTGAGATCGTTGCTGCTGCGGCTGGTGGTCAGACCCAGAAGCAAGTGCCACTGCTTGAGGGCACGTACCTTGTGAAGGCTGAAGACGATGGCGGTAGGCGATCGGCAAATGCAAGCCTAGTAGTCGCGGATTTACCGACCCCTCAACCAAGAGAGCTGATTTTTTCGTTCCGAGAAGATTTAGAAACTCCACCATTCCAAGGCAATTTGAGCAATATGCTCTATTCCTTTGGCCTAGAAGGCTTGATCCTTGATTCGGGGACACCAATTGACGACTTAGCCGCAGATGGAAATTTTGATGGCTTAGCTTTAATTGATGATGTTGTTGGTAGCAATACTGTGCCTGTTGGTGAGTATGAGTTTGGCTCTAGCTATGACATGCAAGGAGTTTATGATCTTAATATGCGACGAGTTATAGGCATGGCACCTTTTGTTTCTCTGGCATTGATAGATGATAAGTCTTCAGAAATTGATTCCTGGGTTGAGATTGATGATTTTATCCCAGATACAGTTGGCGCAAAGGTTTATGTTCGATCCACCATTGACGACCCAAATGGCAGCCCAATTTGGCGGCCTTGGCAAGAGTTTGCCAATGCCATTGTGCGAGGTCGCGGCTTCCAGTTCAAGGCTGTAGCTACTACGTCTGACCCAAGTCATAATATTGTCATCACTTCGCTTGGGGTCGATCTTGAGCTGCAGCAAAGAATCGAACAGTCAAATGCTGTATTAACGAGTGGCGCTGGAACGTACAAGGTATCCTACGGCTCACCTTTTTACCAAGCACCTCAGATTGGGATTACTGGGTACAATATGGAAAGTGGAGATTATTTTTCTGTTGCGTCAGTGACGCGAAATAGCTTTCAAGTGACCTTCAGAAATTCGGCGGGCACTGCTGTCAGCCGTCAATTTTCCTACACTGCTATTGGCTACGGACGGGAGGTTCTTTAATGGCACAAGCTGATCTCAACTGCGCCAATGCAACAGGAGCAGCTTTTCGGGCTGATCTCAATAATCAGTTGCTGGCTTTAGGTACACAATCAAGTGGCCCCACCGCGCCGTCTACTACCTATGCGTATCAGCCGTGGGTTGACACAACCAATTCCCTGCTGAAGATCAGGAACAGCAGCAATAGCGGTTGGCAAACTATTGGCCGTGTAGACGTTGATAATCTTGGCCTTGCCCCCCCCACCGGTAACCGAATTATCAATGGAGACATGGCAGTTGACCAGCGCAATGCTGGTGATGCGCAGACTTTTACGGCTGCTGCGGCTTTGGCCTATAGCGTTGATCGATGGTATGGCTACTGCACTGGTGCCAACGTCACTGGCCAACAAGTCCAAGGGGCCAGTGCTGGACTGTTCCGTTACCGATTCACCGGCGCTTCAAGCGTCACAAGTATTGGTTTTGGACAGCGGATTGAGCGAGCCAATAGCGCCGACCTTGTGAGCACGACGGCGACACTCAGTGTAGATCTAGCCAATAGTCTGCTGACTACTGTTACCTGGACGGCATATTACGCTAACACGGCTGATACCTTTGGCACTTTGGCTAGTCCGACTCGTACACAGATCGCCACTGGTACCTTCACGGTCAATAGCGCCGTCACTCGCTACAGCGCACAGATTAGTATTCCCGCCGCTGCCACCAATGGCCTTGAAATCGTTTTCACGGTCGGTGCACAGACATCTGGCACCTGGACTATCGGTGATGTTCAGCTGGAGTCTGGCCCTGTCGCAACACCTTTTGAACGGCTGAAACGTGGACACCAGATAATGCTATGCCAGAGGTATTTCAGGGCCTTAAATAAGGCGATAGGTGAGTCTAGGACTTGGTCGTGGTATGCGGATAATGCAGGACGTGGCGTGCCTATTTGGCAAACCTTTCCTGTAACTATGCGGGTATCCCCAACAACGACATCAGGCTTTTTGAACGGGATAAATGTGACAGGTCCAGGGACAATTACATTAACCCCTGCAACATTTTTTGCCAATATAGGCGCTACCGCCGCTGGTGGTTGCCAGGTTGACTTAGTAATTAACACTTTCTCTGCAGAGCTGTAACTCATGAGCTACCAACTGACCCAAGGCGGCACCGTGCTCCGCCTCGCAGACAACGTCTTCATCCCGCCCGACCTTGGCAACGTCGACTATCAGGCATTTCTGGCCTGGCAAAAAGAAGGAAACACGCCTGACCCTGCGCCAGAGCCCGAGCCCGCTTCAGAGCTGACGCCTGCCGAGAAGCTGGCGGCTGTGGGTCTGACAATCGACGACCTGCGAGCACTGCTCGCCGAAATCTGATCGTTTCCTGGCGCATTCAATTTTTGTATCTCTATCACTTCACCATTTCATAGCCTGAAGAGGACCTAGGCCACTTGTCGTGGACGAGACCAGTCACCCATGGACAAGCGCCTGGCCGCAACTCTTGATCTTGGTAGTCGCATCCTCCGTGATCGCTACGGGCGGGATGTTCATCTCAACCGTGGTGGGGCAAGCCCGACTGGAGACCACCCTGTCGACTCTGCTGCGGACAGTGGAGGAGATCAAGGTGGACCAGCGCGATTGGCGCAATCAGATCGATCAGCGGGTGCGGGCCTTGGAGGTGAAGCAATGAAGCGCCTTTCTGCCTTGATTGGTTCCGCCTCGCTGCTCAGGGTCGGGAGCGGCATCGTCTGC